ATCAATTACTGGCCGATCAGATCAAGACTTTGGGCCTGAGCCCGTATTTTGAGGTCGAGAGCAAATGCATATACGGCAAAAACGGCTCTGAAATCCGATTTGCTGGCCTGAAAACCAATGTCAATGCAGTTCGCTCGTACGAAAGAATAGACATCTGCTTTGTGGAGGAGGCCCAGAATGTCTCCAAGTCAAGCTGGGATACGTTACTGCCGACTATTAGAGCGCCCGATAGTGAAGTCTGGGTTTGTATGAATCCGGACTTGGAGACGGACAACAGTTACGTCCGCTGGATTAAAGACCCGCCGAAGAGTGCTTGGGTGGCGCGGCTCAACTGGCAGGACAATCCATGGTTCCCCGAGGTGCTCAAGGCCGAGATGCTCGACATGAAAGAGCGGTCTTACCATGACTACTTGCACATTTGGGAAGGCCATTGCCGGGCGTTCCTCACCGGTGCGGTGTATTACGATCAATTAGTCCAATGTGAGCAGGAAAGGCGCCTCCGCCGGGTGATCTATGACCCGATGGCCCCCGTGGAGGCGTTTCTCGACCTCGGCTGGGCCGATGCAACGTCTATCTGGCTCTGTCAACGCATCCCCGGTGGCGAGGTGCATTGCATCGATTATCACGAAAACACCCGCAAACCGCTCGATTATTACTTAAAATACTTGTCCGACAAACCGTATGCCATCAGCACGATCTGGCTGCCGCATGACGCCCGTGCCAAGAACCTCGGCACCGGGCGGTCCATCGAAGAACTCATACGTATGAAGGGTCATGCGGTGCGGATCGTGCCGAACTTGAGCCTCACAGACGGCATCAACGCTCTTAGAGAGCTATTCCCCAAGCTTTGGTTTGACAAGGACAATTGCGAAGAGGGTTTACAGGCATTGCGGCATTATCGCTATGACGTGATCAACGACGGTGCTGGCGGATTTAAGAACGCGCCGGTGCATGATCGGTGGTCACATGGGGCCGATTCGGCCCGGTATATCGCGATCGCCTTGAAACAACCGAAGAGCAAGAATGCGCTTAAATACGATCATAAGCCGTTCATTAACGGCACTAGTACATCGTGGATGCAGCTTTGACCCAATCAGACGAGGACATTGTCCAAGAGGCGCAGGATCGATTTCGCCGGGCACAAGAATGGGAATCCGCCACCCGAGCGCGGATGATGGATGACGTGCGATTTGGCAATGGCGATAGCGTCAATAATGCGCAGTGGCCGACCGAGATCGCCAACAACCGGATCACCTCTGACAAGCCGTGTCTGACGATGAACCGGGTTCGCCAGTATTGTCTCAACATCTTGAATGACTCAAGAAACAACAAGCCCGGTATCAAGATCAATCCGGTAGGTGGTGGGGCCAGTTTCAAGGCGGCGCAAATCTATGAAGGCATCATCCGCCACATCGAGTACATCAGCAATGCCCAGCAAGCCTATGACGCTGCCAGTTGGTGGCAGGTTTACGCGGGACTTGGGTGGTTTCGCGTTATCACGGGGTATGCCAACGACAATAGCTTCGATCAAGAGATTTACATCCAACGGGTCGCTGACGCGATGAGTGTCTATCTCGACCCGACGATTCACGAATACGACGGCTCGGACGCCAAATGGGGCTTTGTGTTCCGCGACATGGAACAGGACGAGTTCGAGAAGGAATATCCCCGCTACAAGGACAAGGTGACCTCCAACACCGCGCCACTGGCGACGGATGACGGCTATGGCTGGGCGACGCGTGACACCATACGTATCTGCGAGTATTTCCGCAAAGTCGAGGACAGCGACGTCTTGCATCACATGCAGGATGGCAGCACGATCAAAGAGGGCGATGTCGATAATTCTGACGTGCGCAATATGGTGCGGCAGTCCAGTGTGCGGCGTCGCGAGATTCCTAATCATAAGATCGAATGGTTTCTCATCGCCGGCTCCGAGGTGGTGGAGAGACGCGACTGGCCGGGCAAGTACATCCCGCTCTGCCGCGTAGTAGGCGAAGAGACCGTTATTGACAAACAACTCGATCGCAAGGGCCATGTACGCAATATTACTGATGCTCAGAGAGCATACAACTACTATTCCTCAGCGGGCATCGAATTCGTTGCACTTCAAGCTAAGACTCCTTACGTTGCCCCAATAAATGCGATCGAAGGGTATGAGAATGAATGGAAGCAGGCCAATACAGTCAATTTGGCGGTACTTCCTTATAATCACATGGACGATGATGGCAAAGAAATACCCCGCCCGCAGCGTGAACAGGCTCCGGTATTTGCGGACGCTTACTTGAAGGGTATGACTGTAGCGCAAAACGAGATGGCCATGGTGTCCGGCCAGTTCGAGGCGAGCCTCGGCATGCAGGGCAATGAACGGTCCGGCAAGGCCATCAACGAGCGGCAGCGTGCGGCGAACACGGCGACCGGACACTATGTTGATCATCTGTCCTCGTCGATCCGGTTCTGCGGTAAGATTGTCCTCGATTTGATCCCCAAGGTGTATGACACGCCGCGTTTGCTCAAAATACTCAACATCGACGGCACACAGGGCACCGTGGCATTAGACCCGAACAGCCCCCAAGCGCATCAGGAAATACCGGCGATGCCGACCGAGCCGGAGAGCATTGACCCGCAGCACGTCGCCAGCATCTTCAATCCCAACATCGGCGAATATGCGGTGCAGGCCGACGTCGGTCCGAGCTATCAAACCAGTCGCCTCGAATCCTTCAATGCCTTGTCCGACATCATGGCGCAGAACGAGTCCTTGGCCCCGCTGGTCATGGATGTGTGGGCGCAGATGGGGGACTTTCCGATGGCTGACGTGTTGGCTGATCGGTTCCGTCGCATGTTGCCGGCGCAGGCGCAGGCGGATCATCCCGATCCCCGTATGGCGCAGATGCAGCAGATGCTGGCGCAACAGCATGGCGTCATGCAGCAGCAGGCGGCTGAGCTTAACCAGTTCAAGATGCAGGCCAAGGCGAAGCAAGAAGACGCCGAGCGCAATTGGTATGACAGCGAGACCAAGCGACTAACCGCCGTGGCAGGGGTCGATCCGTTGGCGTTGCGGCCGATCGTACGGTCGTTGGTGTCCGAGGTGCTCGGTATGAACGCCAATCACGCGATTGCCATGCACGTCGATGAGGATGCCCGGATGCACCATAACGCCGGTGTCCAGAGCCCCCACGCGGCGCCGTTGCCGCCTCCGCCCATGCCAGCGGCTCCCGGAGGCGATGATGCCGGCCCAGCCCCAGAGCCGCCACCAGGGCCACAGGAGCAGGCGATGCCATTGGTGCCGCAGGGCCAGCCCCCGCCAGAGCAGGCCGCTCCACCGGGCTAAATACGTATTATGATCCAAGTTAATGCCCATTACCGCGTCGCTGATCTCTGTGTTGCCATGGCCAACGAGGTCTATGAAGAGTGTGCTGGCCAGTACAACGGCTGGTACAAGCGGCATCCGGATCGCGCCAAGTTCGTCAAGCAATGCGCACCGACACTCAGGGCACAGGCCCGTCAGGTGATGGCTGAGATGCTCGGCCGCAGAGACATTCCCGATGATCAGAAGGCCGACATTTACGAGGCCCTCATGCTCGACGGCACCTTGCCGCAAGCCGGTCCGATCGAGGTCAGCCCAGCCGGCAATCTATTCTAAAACCCTAAACCCCAACCGGCAGGGGCACTGCCGAGGAAACAGGAGCAATCCATGTCTTGGACACCGTCTAAGTTTGCAAATGAGCCGCCAGAAACCCCGCTTTGGGATTACCATCTGGCCACAGACACTTTCAAATACCTTACTAGAGAAGATGTGGAGCGCTACGAGTGTGAGCGTGCCGCATATTGGATGCTGCATCATGCCATCCCTGCCTTAATGAAATTGGCGCAACAGATCGCTGCCGGGGAAGCTGATTATCGCTTTTCGCCAGCGAAGATGATCGCGACCGGTAGGACAGGCTATACGAAACTTGTGGATGCTGGGTTGATTCAGGATGTAATCCATGTCTGAAACTACCACCGAACAACCGTTCGATCCCATCGAGAACACTCCCACCCCCGAAGAAACCGAACCCACCGTCCAAACCGAGGCTGTAGAGCCCGAGCAAGAGGCGACAGAGCCGGCTGATCCAGAGACCACCAAGACTGACGACGCGGAGGCCGAGCCGGCGGAGGACGCTGACAAACGTATGGCCCGCATGGCCCATGAGATGCGGGAAGCCAAGAAGCAGGCCCGCCAACTCAAGGCCGAATTGCAAGAGCTAAAGGGCCAGCGGCCACCGGCCGAACCGGACGCTGAGCTTGACCGCAAGGTGCAGGAACGCGCCGAGCAGCTATCCCGGCAGAAGGTGTTCGTGGACGTGTGCAACGACATCTACAAGCAAGGCGTGGATACGTATGGTAAGGCCGCATGGGACAGTGAGATCAAAGAACTGTCCAGCATGGCCGGCCAGTATGTCCCGCCAGTGATCATCGAGGCGGCGCAAGACGCCGGCAATCCGCATCAGATTCTGCATTATCTGGCGGAGAATCCCGATGAGTATGAGGTGTTGCTGAACCAGCCGGTGCACAAGACGGCGGTACAGATCGCCAAGATCGCTGCCAAGCTGCATACACCGAAGCCTGTCAGCAAGGCGCCAGCGCCGATCCGTCCGGTCACTGGCCCCGCGTCTGGCCCGAAGAACTTGGAGACCATGCCGTTGGATCAGTATATGCGCGAGATGAATCTGCGTGACCGTCAGCGTCGGGGGTATTGAGATGCCGCAGGTGTATGACAGCATGATGGACCTCAAGCGCGAGATCACGCAACACGAGGTGGATCAGCTATTGCTCACCGAACAGGCGTTTGGCCAGATCATCTTGGCGTTGGATAGGTTGTTGATCGAATGCAAGAGCGTGGCTGTAGGCGATGACACGCCCAAACCGTTCTTAGGCGCCATCAACGTTCTGTTGCGCGGATGAATTAGCCTCCAGCCATTCGGCCTTCCTCTTGCGTTCCCTTTGGTATTCCCTCTGATATTTGCGGTAGTGTTCCCTGTGGGCGTTTCTCCAGCGCATCATATTGATCCGTAGGCGTTCGGTATCGTGAGGGAATTGCCGGCGATGGCACAGCTTACAGGAGGTCATAAGGCCATCCCTCTTGTTGCGTTTGTGCTTATAGAACTTGTCGAGCGACTTCTCGACCCCGCATTGGCGGCAGATTTTTGATTGCATCATATATTTAAGCCGCCCTCGGCTGATAACGCAATATAAATAGCAATTATCACCGACCGGCCGGTTATAGCCGAGATTGCGACCAGACCCCGCGTTGTAGGGCTGAGGCCAGACCGGAGCTTATTTCGGGTCACTCAACCTATATTTGGGGACACCGAATCCATGCCTAATGCATTGCTCACTATTTCACAGATCACGCGCGAAGCGCTCCGTCTGTTTTTGAATTCGAACGCGTTCTTGCAAGTCATCGACAAGCAATACGATCCGCAGTTCGCCCGCACCGGCGGCGGCAAGATTGGCGCCACGCTGCGTATCCGTCTACCGAACGACTATACCGTCCGCACCGGCGCCACCGCGTCGGCACAGGACACCACCGAGCGCAACACCGTGCTCACCGTCGCGACACAGAAAGGCGTTGACGTCAGCTTCAGTTCCGCCGATTTGAGTCTCTCGCTCAGCGATTTTGGCGATCGCATCCTGCGACCGATGATGAACTCATTGGCCGGGGCTGTTGCGACCGATGTCATGAGCCTCGTCGAGGGCGTGCCGAATATCGTGCATGCGGTTGATGGTTCCAACAACACGATCTCGCCGACCGCCACCACGTGGCTCCAGGCGGGTGCCGTGCTCGATCAGCTTTCCGCCCCGCGTGGCGAACGCAAAGCGATCCTCGACGTTTTGACCCAGTCACGCACCGTCGCGGGATTCACCGGTCTGTTCAATCCCACCAACGATACCTCTGATCGTTGGCGCACCGGCCTGATGGGTACACGGGCGTTGGGTATTGATGATTGGCGGATGGACCAGACCACGATCCTGCATACCACTGCTGCTTACTCTACCCTCAATACAGTGACGAGTGTGTCGGCAGATGGTCTTACCTTGACCACAGCGGCGCTGGCCGGACCCCTCACCAAGGGTGACATTGTCACCATTGCCGGGGTCAATAGCGTCAACCGTGTCACCAAGGCGGATAACGGCGTGTTGGCACAGTTCGTTGTTACCGCGAATGCGGCGACCTCGGCCACCAGTGTGTCGATCTATCCGCCTCTTATTCCGCCGAGTGGTGGTAATCCGGTGCAGTATCAGACCGTCAGCAAGGCGATCTCTGGTTCTCCGGCGTTGGCCAGTCCGGTCAAGGCGAGCGAGGTGTATCGCAAGAACTTTGTGTTCTTGAAGGAAGCTTTTACCCTCGCGACCGCAGACCTCGATCTGCCTACTGGCGCGGTGGTCGATTGTAGCCGGCAGGTGTACGACGGCGTCAGCATACGTATCATCCGCGATTACATTACCTCTACCGATCAATGGTTGACCCGATCCGATATTTTGTACGGATATGCGTCACCCCGTGCCGAATGGTGCGTAATTGTGGCCGACAGTACCTGAGACAACGCCACATCATATATCTAACTACAGCCCCGAGCCTGCACTCGGGGCTTTTCTTTGTAAATAGACCTATGACAATCAAGAAACTCACGCCAGCAGAGGCGGAAACCCATGCACTCGTGCACTCATATCGCACGCTGAAGCAAAGCGTCCATCCAGCCGATTGGGCGAAGGCGCATCCCCCCAAGCCAGAGACCGGAGATGCAAAGCCAGAAATGACCGGAACGGCCAAAGCGGGACAGCCGACCGTAAGCATTACGCCCGCCCCGGAAAATACAGATGACACCACTCGATCTGATCCACTTAAGCCTGAAGGCAGCTAACGTCACTGGAATTGGCCAGACTCCTGACCCAGAAGACGTCAACGATTGCTTTATTCTGCTGCAAGCCATGATGGGCCAATGGAACCGTAAACGGTGGCTAATCCCCAACATGGTCGATACCGGGTTCGTCTCGACTGGCGCCGACAGTTATTCTGTTGGCACTGGTGGCGACTTTCCGATTGATCGCCCCGACTGCATCGAATCCGCTTACGTCCGCCTTCTGCCGGTCAATGGCCCGAGCCCGGTTGATATTGGTCTCCAAGTCATCGAGGCCCACGAGGACTACGTCAGTATCGCCTGCAAGACCCTGCAAGCCTTCCCAAGCATTCTGTTCTATGACGCCACCTATCCGCTGGGCAATATCTTGCTCTATCCGGTGGCGATCGAGGGCATGTACGAAATCCACGTTCTGACAAAGGGCGTCCTCACCATCCCGCCCGATCTAACCACGCCGTTCATCATCCCACCCGAATACGTCGATGCGCTGATTTGGAATCTCGCCTGTCGCATCCGGCCGATCTTTGGTGCCGCCGCCGATCCGGTCTCCGTCGTGTTCGCCAAGGTTGCCCTCAACACGATCCGTTCCTCCAATGCGCAAGTGCCACGGCTGTCCTGCCCACCGGCGCTATGGCGCCATAGCGGGCGCTGGGCGGGTCATGGCATCCCGAGCTACGCGAGCTTGAATTGACCTACACAGAACTCCTCGGCGGCGCCTACAAGACCCGCACGCTGGTGTCTGCCGCGCAACGGTGCCTGAACCTTTATCTCGAAAAGACCCCGGTCTCGCGCACTGCCGGTACCGGCGAGCCAACACCCAATAGCCACAACGTCACCCCCGGCACGCGACGGCTCTCCGTGGCGCCACAAGAGCGCATCCGCGCCCTCTACAGGGCCACCAGCGGCAAGCTCTACGGCGTTGCCGGCCAAGACCTCTACTACATCAGCCCCGACTGGGTCTGGCATCAGGTCGGCCACATACAGCCCTCCAAGCCATCCACCGCCGTCCCCCGCACCACGCCGGTGAGCATCGTCGATAGCGGCATCGATGCCGTCTTGGTGGACGGCACCTCAGATGGCTGGCATTGGAATCCGCAGGACAATACCGGCTGGGCACGCCTCACCGACGACGGTTTCAAGGGCAGCCAACGCGTCGAGTATCTCGACACGTTCTTTATACTTTCCGAGCCGGACTCGCCACGTTGGTATGTCTCGGGTTCAGGGGCAACAACGTTCGCCGGTGACGACGTGGTCAGCCGAGCGGCGTTCGGTGATAATTCTGTTGCCGTGGTGGCGTCACGCCGATCGCTCACTCTTATCGGCAATGTCAGCACGGAGTTTTGGGCGAATACAGGCGGTGGCGGCTTGGGGACGACCACGAGCGGCACCGAGGTCAATGTCTTCCCATTCAGCATTACCGCCAACTATCATGACGTAGGTTGTGCGGCGGTCTATAGCATCGCCAAGATCAGCGACGTGATCCTGTGGCTGGCACAAGACGTCGCCGGCAACTGCACGGTGGTCGCCGCGTCCGGCTTTACCGTCACCCGTGTCAGCACCCATTCCATCGAGACCGAGTTCTCGACCTACTCCAATATCGCCGATGCCACCGGCTATTGCTATCAGCAGCAGGGGCATCAGTTCTATGTGCTCAATTTCACCGAGGCGGACAAGACATGGGTGTATGACATCATCACCGGCGAATGGCACGAACGCTGCTGGCTTGACGCCAATGGCAATGAACACCGCCATCGCGGCAATTACTGCGCCTTCGCCTACGGTAAGATCGTGGTCGGCGATTGGGAAACCGGCGATCTCTATCAGCTAGACCTTAATACGTATACCGACGCCACACCCGGTGGTAGTGGCAATGGTCCGATCAAACGCCTGCGCTCCTTCCCGCACATGATCGATACTGGCATGAACAAGCGGGTGTTCTATCGCACCTTGATCGCCAATATGGCCGTTGGCACCTCGAAGAACACCCAAGCATCCGAGACCGTGGTGGACACCAGTTTCGTGGCGGCCGATGGCACCCTGCTGGAGAGCTACAGCAATGTGGCCGACACTAATGGTCATTTCATCAAGATCATCGGCCAAGGCCAAGTGGTGGATGATTCGTTCATCGCCACCGATTCGGGAATTACCGCGTATCAGACCGCGACGCCGCCGACCGTCAACAACTACGCGGTGCAGTTCACGGTCGATCTCACCGATGGCACCCTGAAGCCGCCACCCGGCTCCTACATGTTCGCCATCGGTCGCGGTATCAATCTCAATCAGGGCTACCGCGCCGCTGTGACGAGCACAGGGACCGCCTACACCATCGACCTTACCGTCTTACCCGCCACGGTCTCGGTGCTCACCCTGCCCCTTGGGGCGATGATGGACGGGGGCTTTCGGGTGACCTTGGATATGCAAGGCACCGGCATCAGTGTCGCGGTGCAGCGCATGGCGGATCAATTGTGGCTAGATCATGTCGGCGCTTGGACGCCGATCAAGGTGACGGCGATCCGCACCACTGATCATACGTATGTTGGACCGGGCTTGGTGTTCTTCGGTGGCAACTGGCTCCAGACCCCTACTGTCGGACCACCGCCGGCAGCGATGATGGCCGGGTTCACCGGACTGGTGTTCGAGGACGATTTCACCGATCCGGGGACGATCTCGCCGACGCCATGACCTACAAATGGTATTGGAATTGGACTGAAGACACGGCCAAATGGACGGTGTTGCCGTCTGATCGAGGTGCCGGCTTCGGGGTTTCGCCCAATGGCGGGGTGTTGCGCATTACCGATGGCCAGTTTCCGATCAATGGCAACGTGGTCACCATTCCGGTGAAGACATTGAACTCTGGCAGCGACACCTTGCCGTCGATTGGGCAGGGGCATTGGCGGCATTTCTATCTGGAGTTCATGGCCGAGTTCCAGACCATGGACAATCAGAGCACCGATCCCACCAACGGCTGGCCGGCGTTGTGGGTGTGGAGTGCGCAGAACCTGACCGATTTTGGCTTGGGTGGATCGAGCATCAATGCGCCGAACGCCACCGAGATCGACGTGATGGAGCATTTCGGCACGATCTTCAGCCATACCACCCCGGTTGCCGAGGCTACTGCGTTCAACCACGGCCCTCCCGATCTCAGCTTTTCGATGGGCTCTGTTGCGTTGCCCACGGGCAGTTCAGGTTGGCATCGCTATGGCTTGTTATGGACGGCCGATGTGATCGAGACGTATTTCGATGATGCGTTGATCGGCAGTCACGCCACGAGTGCGTTCAACTTGGAGACTGATGGGCAGAGTTTGTTCATCATCATGGGGACGGGGAACGCGTGGGTGTTGAACATCGATTGGGTGAGGGTGTGGCAGGGCGTCGGGTAAATACCGCAATACCATTGAGGGTTTTCCATGGCATCCCACGTTTATCCCAAGGCCAAAGAGGCGTTCATCTCGACTGGCATCGATCTCACCAGTGCTACGGTCAAGATCGTTCTGTTGACCTCCGCCTATACGTATTCCGCCTCCCATCAGTTTTATAGTGACCTCTCAGGCGTCATTGTCGCCAGTGGCGCTCTCGCCTCCAAGACGGTCGCCCTTGGCGTGTTTGATGCCGCTGACGTCACCCTGACGGCGGTAGCGAGTGGCAGCACCATCACGGCCTTGGCCGGCTACAAGGACACCGGGACGACCACGACATCGCAATTGCTGTGGTTCAATGACGGGTTCAGTAGCGCGACTACGGGCGGTGATGTCACCGTGCAATGGGATTCAGGCACCTCCAAGATTTTCGCGCTGTAAGGAGCCGGTATGACAGTTCTTTTGGTAGACGGTTTCGATCCCTATAACGTAATAGCGGATATGGCTGGGGCAGGTTGGACAATTGTCGGCAATCCGTCAATACTTTCTATAACGCCATTTTCAGAAGGACAATGTCTGCATTATAATAGCGCATCCGTTTCAAGTTATACTTGGGGGAGCAACGAGACTACGGTGTACGGAGCGTTCCATACATCGGCACAGGGTACCAGTTCGAGTAGCAACTATGTAGCTTTCTCGTTACGAGATGGCAGTACCTCGCAATGCACAATACGTTTCAACATGGACGGTAGTATCGGGCTTTACACTGGAGGGGGAGCCGGCACTCTGATAAGTACCACAAGTTCAATCTACCCGCCCGCCACCGGAACGACTGGACCGTACTTTAGCCTTCAATTCAAGATTGTCATTAGTAACACGGTGGGATCAATTGAGATCAGGCTCAATGGCGCATCAACGAATACGATCACGGCGACCAATGTGAATACACGTGGTGGTACAACGAACTCGTATGTTACTGGGTTGGCATTAGTAGCGGTTGGCGGCGCATCAATGAAATTCGACAATCTCTATCTAACCAATAGTGGTTGGCTGGGTGAGATGCGGGCGTTGCAGCAGCGTCCTACGACTATATCCGGAACACCGAACTTCTCATTGAACCCGACGACCATCAATGCTACTTTGAATACAAACGCGACAGCGGTTTCGTATACCGCGAACACCGCATATTTTGCGCGGTATACTGCACCTTATTCTGGCACGGTTGGATCATTGACATTTCTAATGAACACCAATCTCACAGGTAATGTCAAGTTTGCTATCTATGATAGCACTGGATCAGGAGGAACCCCCGGTGCAGTGATACGTACGACAAATGCAGTCAACAATCCGACCACGGCAACGAATACGGCAACGTTTTCTAGTTCATTTTCCATAATAGCTGGAACACTCTATTATCTTGCGTGGGATCAAGATACTACCGGTTCTTTTAGAGCCAACAGCAGCGGTTCAACCGGTTATTCTCTAGCCACGTCATATGCCAGTTTCCCGGTGAGCAACCCGGCGGTTGTGACCACTATCCTTAGTTCAATCTTCATCACAATCCCTACCACGCTTGATAATGCAGCCGGTGTCCAAGACCTCATCCAAGACAGCGACACCACCTACATCTACACCAGCGCCGCTAACGTCGAGGACAAATACAACCTCAGTTCGATCGCCACCACCTATACCGTCAGTGCGGTACAATACTTCGCGATGTGGAAAAAGACTGATGCCGGTTTTCGCACCGCGTCGCTCAGCGTCGATGCCAATGGTTCTGGCGATACCAATCTCATCACCACTACCTTACTACCGTTTGCTGATTATGCTTGCACGATCAAGACGATGGAACTCGATCCGACCGGGGCGGCATGGACACCAACCAACGCCAACAACGCCCTGTTGGGCGTGACTGCGGGGTCTTAAGATGGTATGGAGTTTCGGGGATGTGTTGAACTATACCACCAGTATAGTGTATAATCCTGTAATGGGAAGACCACTTGGAAGTAGGAACAAGATCAATGGATTGATCAAGTTTCCATCATGTTATATCGAAGACGAGGTAACTGGTTGCTGGAATTGGATTAGATCGTGTAGCGATCCGGGATACGGAGAGTTCAGAAATGATGGGCATAAACTTGCTCATCGCTGGGCGTATGCGACGTTTGTTGGCCCGATACCGGAAGGCATGTTCGTTTGCCATCATTGCGATAACCGCCGTTGTGTGAATCCGGATCATCTCTTTGTAGGCACAGCCTTGGACAATTCGAGGGATATGTCGAACAAAGGGCGGCAATACAGCAAGGGTAAGACGTTTGAGGAGCTATTTGGAGAAGACCGTGCTCTCAAGATGAAGCAACACTTGCGGCAGTGCGCCATCAATAACCCTCCTCCGCCAGAAGCTCGCAAGAGGCAAGGGGAGTCAATGAGAGGGCACCGTTTTACGGCAGAACAAAACCAAGCCAAGAGTGAACGGATGAAGGTATGGCACGCTGAAAATCCTGACGGACGCAATTATACGCCCGAGTGGAAAGCTGCTCAAAGTCAGAGAATGACCGAGTGGTGGGCAATCAGAAAGGCGGGCACATAACATGTACTCCTTCGCGGATGGATTCGATTGCTACGCAGCAATTGCCGATATAGGCAACGGATACTGGGACAGCTTCGCAGGGACTGGGAACCTTCTTGGAGGTAGATTTTCCGGCAGTCAGTCCATACGACTGGGGTCTAGCACCACCGTATTATGTGCAAAAAGCAGTGGCCAGAACGATGCAGTGCATCATATTGTCGTCGCCTTTATGCAAACCGGCGCGATAAGTGGAACGAACTTAGCCTGTTACTTACAACTGCTTGATGGAACCACAGGTCAATGTGCTATCGTTTTCCGTACTGATGGCGCTATTGTGTTTACATCCGGCACGGCGACTGGAACAGCATTGGCAACTTACAGCGGCGCTTTCCCTGTCGCCAATACATGGTACGCATTCGAGTTCGAGGTTGCCATCAATAACACGACTGGTAGCTTCAAGGTTCGCAAGGACGGTAATACGAGCAACGATTTCAGCGCTACCAGTTTGAATACACGAGTCAGCGCCAACAATTATGCCAATAAACTGCAACTAGGTCTAAACCTTAATTCTGGAGCCCAAAACATCGACGATCTGTTCTGGCGTTCTGACGCGAGCAGCGTCGCGTGGATGGGCGATATTCGATGCTATACCAGAATGCCGGCGAGCGATTCGAGCGTGACGTTCTCTAGAACGTCTACCGGCGTGTTGACACAGACAGTGCCTGCGGTGGCCTCGAACACCGTCGCTATTTCAAACACCTCTGCTCGCTTTACTGCGGTGACGGCATCCGCTACCGGAATAATCACCGGGGTAGGTATATCTATCAACACGGGAAACTCCGGCAACATGAAATGCGCCATCTATGCCGATGGTGGCGGCTTGCCGGCGGCGGTTCTGGCATCAGCTACTGCCGTTGTCACTCCTGTCGCGACAGGCACTAACTCTTTCACGTTTTCTCCCGGCGTGACAGTTACTAAGGGCGTACAGTATTGGGTTGCTGTTATTTCAGATACGGCAAGTGGGTTGCATAATATCCTGACGGGCACCACGTCGTT